AGCCTCCAGCTGTTCCCGTATATAGATCTGCACTAGCTGTTTCCCATGTAGTTCCAGCTGCTTGTCCGTCTCGATATTTCCAACTTGCACCTTCTGTTGTTTTTGGATTATGAGTATCTCTACCTATTCCCATATCCCAAGATTGAGATGCAGCATACGCATATATGTCATACGAAAATGGCAATGAAGATGCTTCATGTGTATACATCTTTAAGTTTGCTCTAAAAGTATTTGCAATATCACCAGACAATATAGAACTAGATATATATCCTAAATTAAATTTAGTTAATATTCTAGAATTAAATGTATTATTGGTGTTTGACTCCGATATTATTTTTTGAAGTTGTAAAACCTCGTCTAAACCAGTATTTTTTGATTCATACTGTTCATATAATGTAGTATCTATTGATGAAGTTATGCTATATATCATTTTTATGCTCCAACTATTCTTGCTTCAATATCAGTATCTGGGAATCTGACCTCGAATATTGATGGATCCATTGAAGGATACACCACATTGTTTTTAGTAGCTTCACCTATATCATAATAATTAGGAGAATATCCAGAAGTTGCATCAAACTTATTTACAAGTGTTAAGTTTAAGATTGATTGTACACCTTCAACTTGGTCTAAGGTTGCAGCAAGATCAGATATCGAGATAGGTTCATTTATTTGCCATTTGTCTATTGCAAAATATTTTTTAGCTTCATTAATTGTCTTAATAAGTACTTCTTTAGATATTGAGTCAGGTCTAGATAATATATCAAACTTTACCCCAATATTAATTACATGTGCGTTTCTTAAATTTATTCCATCAGTTAACATTCTATACTTACTAAGATATGTTTTTAAATTTGTTTTTGTAGCCAAGTTAGGTGCAATAAGTTGTTTATTTGCGTTATATGATAGGCAATAAATATTTATAGCCAATGGATTAAAGGTTGTAGATCCATCGGGTTGTAAGTTTTGTTCGTCTCGTTCTACATATGCCTTTGCAATACTTCCATATTTTCCAGGTAAAGTATAAACTCTAGCAATATAATCTTCTTTAGTTACAGCTCTATTTTGTGTAGAATACGCAGCAAGTGCGTTTTGTCGTATTTCATCAATAGTTTCTTGTCCTCTACCACCAGTTGCTCCTGTTGGGTTTGTGCAAGCTATAGACTTTCTACAAAAATCTACTACAGTTGAATCTAGACCATCAGTTCCTCCTAAAAATTCAGTATTTGTTATGTTGGTTAATGTTCTAGCTGAAACATTTGACGATATTCCACCACCTGTATAGTATCTGACAACTAAGGTTGTGTCTGATGGAGCTTTTCCATATCCTCTAGTGAATAGTACATTTGTAGGGTCAAAAGAATTGTCTAATCCTGACGTATTACCATATGGCAGCTGCATGCCTACATTTATTGGATTTGGTAAAATAATTTCATCTGCATTTGCCGATACTCCTGCACCGAAATGTAATTCTATTTGATTATTCGATGTTATTCTTTTAGTGAAACGTCTTGGTACACGTCTTAATGATAGTATATATGGAACAGAATCTGCATATGCTGATAATAAAGGATCTTGAGCTACTCCTTGTTTAACTTCAGTATAAACAGTATCCTGAGCTAAATAATCTACTTCGTACCATTTGTTTCCATCTATATCTTTACAATCAACAATATCAATAATATTAGTAGGTCCTAGTCTAACCCTATCAAATTTCTTAGGTTCAGTAAACGTAAAAGTTTGTGACTCTAATTTTCCAGAAATAGAACGTACTGTTTTTTGTAATAAGTAATATTGAGGTGCACCTGTATTTTCATCAACCTTATATATTGAAACTTCTGTAGGGTTTGAAGAACTAGACACACTAAAATCTATAACTTCTAACGTTCTAAATTCTATATCTGAATTTTCTGTAGATTTAACAGTTAGTCCTTCCTGTATTTCTACAGCATACCTAAAATCTGGTCTAATATCAACACCATTTCCGATGGCTGGAACTAAATGAAAAACATCTAAATCAGTTGTTGCGGCCGTAGATGGATTTGGTTTATATCCTAATGCCTGTGAAATATCATAAATATTTTGAGGCTCTTCTGCGTGCAATAACATTGACTCTCTAAGTTGATTGTCAATATATAGTGATAGTACATCTCCAACATAGGCTGTCATTTCAATGAACATCATTCCAGGAGAAGTTTCATTAAAATCAGTATATGTGTCAGGAAAATATGTTTTTGCAAAATTAACTAACTTTTCTCTAAACTGAGAAAAATCTTTATTTAAGTATTTTACATCTTTTTTAACTAGTGCCATTATTCTACTCCGCCTATTACAAGGACTATTGATTCTTCATTAAATCTATTTCCGGCTAGTGTAAAGCTAAGTGATATTCTAACACCATTAAAACTATCACTAAAACCATAGGCTTTATCAGCTACTCCAACCACTAGATTTGTTATTTGTACATATGGTAACCAGTATGCAACAGCTTCGTTTATTTCTTCTTCTATCTTTGTAATCATTTCATCTACATTTTGGTCAAATAGAAAATCATATATACTAGTTCCTAATGTTGGATGAAATGGTCTTTCTCCCTTTCTAGTCAGAATTAAGTTTTTAAGATTTGCTGCAGCGGCCTTTATAGTTGTCCTAGTCTGTGGAAAAGGAGAATCATTTTGGTCTCTAAGCGGCAAATCTATTCCAACTGAAATTCTATCATCTTCATCAGCTGGATTAATTCTAAATATTTTTCTAGGAGGTATTGCCATTTACTATTTACCTTTCTTTTTATTAATTGCTTTCATTAAGTCAGTATAATCTCTAGTTAAAACTTGAGCCATATTATCATCAACTTCAACATGTTGCCTATCTTTAGGTACCATCTGTTGTGCTGATGGTTTTTGGCCAAACATTTGATCTGGTGATTCAAGTCCCATCATTGATGCTAAACCGTCTTTACCGTCAGAATATGTTTTTCCTCCCATAGTTGGCCATTCTTCATTTGCCGTTTCATTCAATACCTTATTTAATATAGGATCTCGTGTAAACTCAAATTCTTGATGTTTTTTTCTACTCTTTCCTTGTTCATAAGGATTTTTAGGAGAGTTGGCAACATCGGCTAACTTCATACCATGCCTAATAGTTTCTTTTGTTAGTTTTTTCTTTCCTAGAACTTCATTTAGTTCTTCACGAATAGCTTTTTTAACTTCTTCTCTAACAACTTTTCGTATTACGCTTATTAGTTTCTCTGTTTTTTTCATAATTGTTCTCGTTACTTATATAAATATCTCGTTTGCTAACTTTTTTGTTCCTATATCCAAGGTAATGGTCCAATAGGTGGTACTCCGGGTATAGTATACAGTCCAGTTGGAAACCAACTAGCTAATAGTGCTCCAAATTGATTTCCCATCGTTAATGCATCAGCTCCAGCATCTCCTACTGGAAAACCACCGTCAATTGGAGGTGGTCCAGCTGGTGGAATTGCTATTGAAGGTGCAAAACCTGGAGCCATGGTTGTTGCATATAATTGTATTGCTGACTTTAACATATTTCCTGCATTATCAGTGTCTGAATTCCATCCTGCTAGTGCTCCGGCCATTGCACTTTCTGCCGCACTTAACATTGATGATGGAGCTGGTGCCAATACTGTTGTAGCTCCTGCTGTGACTGCTTGTGCCCAAGCTTTTCCTGCATCACCCTGTTTCTCTCCACTAGAAACTTCACCTCCAAAGTTGGCATTATAAACATTTGCAAAAAGTGCAGGATTAAATGGCATAAATATTCTCCTAATTAGATTTAGTACAAAAACTATTTTCGCTTAATATATCTGGAGCGGCTGATTTTAAATCTGCATAGTCCGCTGTATTTATTGGTGTTCCGCTAGGTCCGCAAGCTGTTGGGTGAGTTTCTGCCATGAGAGTGTCACATAACTTTTGCATCCAATCAACAAGTGTTTGTCCCATTGCTACAGGTTCAGCTTCGTCTGTCGATGCATTTCCTAAGTATATTTTTGGTGAATCTATTATTGTATGGTCATCGGCATCAATATTAAACGTACCTTCTGTTGAAAAGCCTACTGATATTTTTGCCGTTCCTAATATACTATCTTTTTTTGAATTAAAAACTATTCTATCTGAGTTTAATATTATTTGATTTCCTTCAAATGAATCTTGTTCGTCAGGTGCTGAACTATTATGGTATGAATCCTTATTTGTACTTGCAATTTCTAAGGGTATTTTTTGACCATTAGTAAGTACTACTTGTGATGCATCACCAGCCGTTGTATAATCTTCTAAGTGGTAACCTTCTCCAGTATCTGAGGTATTTCCGTATCCGTTTTGTATTGTTATTATAGGATCTCCTGCAGCACCTGCATCCGAATATAGATTAGGATCTCCAGCTTGAGGATCAGAAGTACTTCCCATTCGTATTGAATTTCCCCATCTACCTTGTACTATTAAATCACCTTCATATGGTTGAAGTGATGATACTTCCTTTGGTTTAAATGAATTACCAAGTGTTGGTCCGTTTGGTTCAGCATCTCCCTTATGTCTATCAAATTCAGAAGGAGTTAATTCTCGATATGGTAATGAGTATGAAGCTGCAGGTAAACTATTTTCATTTACATCTTGCCATACATTTTGTGGTAATGACATCCAATATTTTTTAACAGATCCTGTTTGTCTTTGTGAATCCGGAGAAGCTCCAATTACCAATAATACTATTTCAGATACTAAAGGATATTGTATTATATTACCATTTGTTGGCATTGTCCATTGTAATGTATAATCACTTCTATTTCGTTCTGTTTGGATGGATCTTGCCAATACGCATCCAACCGTATTTCCATTATCTGGATTATATTCAGGGTGAGCTTCATCTAATATTATATCAACAACCTCTGCAGGTTCTATTTGTAAGTTATTAACCGATTGTTCTAGGCCTTTTACTTGTGCTCCGGTATTTACTGGCATTACTAGTCCCTACTTTTGTCTTCTAACTCTGTAATTGTGTTTAAGAGTTGTTTCTTTTCATCATCACTTAGAGTAAAATCTCCTCCAGAGTCTGTAGCTCTTGTTTGAGCTCGTTGAATTATTCCTGCCATTTTTATTAAATGGTCGTCATTTTTTAGAGATGCATCAATATAGTCTTTAATTAATGGTACTATAACTGTTGCATCTGTCATGTTTTTTATTAGGCCTTTTAGCTGACCTATTAGGGTATTAATTTGCTCGTCTTTTTTTCTAGAGTTTTGGTAGATCTCTGAAAAAATGTTAGACAAGGTTTTGCCCTTAAATACTTCATCATCAAACATATATTTTCTCCTAATACTATTTATCTATATATAAATATATCCGAGCTGCAAAATAAAAATTGCCCAAGCACTTTAATAAGCACCTGGGCAACCTTCATACAAGTAAGTTTAATTACTTCTTAACAAAAAATGATGCTACGATTAATAATACTACTAATCCAGTAAAACCACCTTGTCCGAATCCATCCACTAATGATGTTAAATTCGCAATTACATCCATTCCAAATACATCACCACCTGTTACAACGAACCATAAGATCGTTACTGGTAATACTGCCATTAGAATTGTTGTTAATCCGCCAAAAAATCCTGTAATCATTTTTATTACATTATCCATTTGATTTCTCCTCTTGTTTATTGCCACTAGCATTGACTAATTGTTAATGTTTAGAAACGGTATGCCAACCCTAAGTTGAACGTACCCTCTCTATCTCCGTTTGAGTCTTCTTTAAGACCTAATGTATAATTTGGCTCTACTGCTAGAGCTTTCCATACTACAAATGAATAACCTAAACCAATTGTTAAGTTGTCCATCATTTCTTCAGTTGGTGCTTGAACAGAAACAAACATATTCGCGTTATAATTGTAACGGCCGAATAGGTCATAGTTTTTGTCTCCTACTGAATCTTCACCGGCAGCGATTAGACCAACAGTCCAAGTATCGTTTAATACATATCCGATACCCATATTGTCAGTTAAGCTTGAAAGCTCGAAATCTGCTCCATCCTCTGGTGCATTATAGGTTGTAATAACCATAAAGTTTTGAGCTCCTGCAAACAATGTTGCGCAAGCTAATGTTAATGTTAAAAATAAATTTTTCATAAATTTTCTCCTTTTTTAATTGTTATGCTAGTAACGTTGTGTGGCCACTATTGGCCGTTTTCAAAATTAAATATACTAAAATATACATCTAGATATTTATCCTTGCTTCTTGATATTTTTGGAATGTCTCTGAATATTCCTTTTTGATTATGTTGACAACCTTCGTTATGTACTGTGTCCTAGTGTTTGTCATTTCTCTAATCATAATATATAGTGCTTTTTTGTTAAAGTTTTCAATACTTTCTCTATCTCTAAATAATTGTAGTACCGCGAACGCTATTCTCTTGTCTCGATCGCTTTTAAAAACCTTAGGTATTTTTTTGTCATAGTGTTCTATAAATGACTCCATGAAAGCTGCTCTTTGGTCATCGAAGTCCTTTTTCATTTGTTCGTTTGTTAAATCTCGTTGTGAATCTATAACAACAACAGGTGCTTTTTCTTTAAGTGCCTTATAGTTTTTATTATTGTTTTGAATCAAATAATTTTTTGCAACAATACTAAAATATGAAAAGGCTTTACCTCTACCTTCAACAAATTTAGGTAGTTTTTCAAGCATAAATGCAACTACTTCTTGTTTTAATTCTCTTGCTCCATAGTCAAAATAATAAAATTTAAAGGTATGAATAATATTTTCAGAAAGCTTATCTAACGCTCTATGTATATGTTCGTTAAACACCTTATTTCTTAATGGAGATTCCGGATCTTTATTATATGCAATAATAGCTGCTTCCGTTATTGGTGTAAAATACATCTTATTTTTTCTAGGTCGACCTCTTCTTTTACCTTTAGCGGCTTCTGCAGCAATTCTAGCTTCTTCGGCTTGTTGTATAGCTAGGTCTTCGTAAAACTGTTCTATTGGTGATAATTTTCCTTGTTTATTAGTCATTTAAAGTCTCAATTTTCTCAATAGTATCTGATATTTGTTTGAATACTTGTCCTACTTCATCATCGTTTTCAAAAATACCTTTACTATCTATAGTTCTTATTTTAGTTAAAATAGAAATTAGACTTTCTTGAGTTTCATTAAGACTAGAATCTGATTTCTCTATTGCTTCTTCGTATTTTTCTAACTGTTTTAAAAGGTTATATATTCCATAGCCTAAAAATATTAATAATATTGATAATATGATAATTGTCAATATCATTTAGTATCTCCAAATAAATCTTTAAATAGATCTTGGGCACTATCGTTTGCATTAGAAATTTTTGGCGCCTTTTTCTTAAATGTAGGTGTGGAGTTTTTTACAAGTGGAGCTGAAGCCGTTTTGCCACCTCTATTCCAATGCTCAAACTCAATCATTGATGCCATATGGTCAGCTTGATGTAGTAATAATGGCATATGGTTTCTAAGCTTTCTGTCTTTGTCCCATGTCTTAAGATATGCAGCATTTCCTTCATCATATAAACCATCATGGGTCATTATAGCGATCATTTCATTTTGGTTATATTTTATACCAAACTCTTGTAAAAGCCATAAACTACGGTGTGGAACTGACATATTTTGAATATTTGGATTAACGTTGTATATCTTACCTTGATTCTTTCTGTGCCACTCACTTGGATTTGGTACATAGTATTCATTCTCAATATCTCCAATTTTACCTAAATCGTGATTAAGCGCAGAAAACGCAAGTTCTTCAGTTGTATAACCACTCATATCTGCTCCCATGCCTTTCCATACATTATATAGTTTTGCAGAACATTCCATGACTCTTATTACATGGTCAACATATCCGCCAATAAAACAATTGTGAAAGTGTTCTATACCAGATGCAGGTGCCATCATCATTCGATCGGCAAATCCATCGTACATTTCTAATAATTTTACTTTTCTATCGCCATCAAATGTCTTATCAATTTTTGACGTTAAAGTATTCCAGTTTTGTAGTAATTGTTCTTCTGTAAAATTCATAATTATCCTATTGTATCTATTACACCTAATTCTAAGGCGTCTTCAGCAGTTAAGTAAAAGTCAGACTTCATTTTTTCTTCCCACCAATTTGCTGGTTTTTTTGTTTTTTCACCAAGTAATGTATATATTTTAGCTTCTACTGATTTAGAATATTCTAGGCCAGCTCTTACATCTGATAGCTTTCCTTGTGAGAACGTAGATCCTTGGTGAAACATAATTGTTGAATGCTTAGATGCAGCTCTCTGTCCTGTTCCACATGCTAAAATTATTGCTCCTGCCGATTGTGCAGAGCCTCTACATATTGTATTTACCTTTGTATCTATCAACTCCATAAAGTCAATTATTCCAAACATCTCAGAAACATCTCCTCCTGGTGAATTAATTATTAAGTTTAATGCCTCATCTTTGTATGATTCATCACGTTCTCTAATAATAGTTCTAACCTTAGTCATAAAGTCAAATAACGAATATTCAGCAATTTCTCCTACTAAATATAAAACACTTTCAGGTATGTATACTCCTCGTTCTGATTCTTCCCAAGCTGATGATTTTTGTGGTTGTAGTGTTTCGGTTTTTGCCTGTTTTCCAGGTAATTCTCGTTCCATATCTTCGTCGTATAATGCCATATTAGTCAAATAATAATTTAAGTTGTTTTTTATCATGTTTAAAGTTTTTATCTTCTATTTTACCAAAGTTTTCTCGTACAGATGAGTCGTGATAGCCAATTGCGTGAGCCATTCTTATACACATAACCTTAAATTCATGACAAGTCATTTCTTTAGGAAGCTCAAATATTATTTGCTTTGCCTCTTTAGTGGATCCACCCCGTTGGTAAATTAGTTTATCAGTCATATTTATTAACATATCAGTTCTCTACTTTAGTTTTAATATGTTATAATATAAACAAAAAAATTTACATGGTAAAATGTTTTAGTAATTTTTTTCCCAATACTCTTCGGCATTGAATTTTCTAGGAAATTTTCCGGCCAATATTCTAGATTCATACTTGATATTTTTATCAAATGACTTTTTGTCCTTTTTCCAACGTAACTTTTGGTATTCTTTTTTAAGTTTGTATAACCTTCTTCCAGCTTCTAGCTTTATCTTTTCTTTATCTTTTTTAGTAAGTCTATTACCTTTATCCTTTATTTTACTAGGCTCTATGGTACCCTTTAAATCAGGTTGTTCTATTCCTTTATGATAAACTGTTCCATCTCTATCAACAAAAACTGCCATCCATTTCCAGCCTCTTGGTCTACCAGAAGATTTTTTTAGAGTAACATCTGGACCACCAAACTGTTCATATAGACCTTCCTGTACACAAGTAGGACAAGTAACGGCAGTCGTATCTTGTGATACTTTTGACATATCACCACATTTTTTGCACTCCATCCAACGATATGTTGCATTTTTTCGTTCATTCCATGCTGTTCCGGGCCTGTATTCTACATAATATTCCATAACTATTCCTCTATATATTCTTTTTAACTTTCATAGGTCGGTAAACTCCTTTTTCGTCCTTTACCATATGTGTTCTATCTTCTCCGTAAATATCGGGGTCTGTTCCTTCTAATTCTTGATTATCCAGTGTAGGCTCTATTGGCTCTTCTAAATCAATAGGATATGGTGTATTGAACTCCATTCCTTCAGGTACAGACATTTTTATTCTAGGTTTTTGCATTGCAAATGCCATGTTTGCTGCAACTACTAATGCAATTGCTAATGGGTCAAACACAAATATAATCATTAATAAAAACCAATTAACAATAGTATTCATATCTCTACCAGTTGTTTCTGCAAGATATTTTAATGGTCCTAATTCACGTTCTTGTTCATTGTCTACTTGCTTATCTAATATAGACATATCAGTCTTTGTTATAGAATCTTCAATTGCAGCCAATTTTTCATTTATAATATTTCTATCCTCTAATGTTGTAGCTAATTCATTTTGTAAAGCTCTTCTACTTGACGATGAGGTTGTAGTTATTAATTGGCCTGATTCTCGATCTATGTATTGTACTTGAGCTGGATTTGACAGAGATATTCTTAAATCAGAAATAGATTTAGTCAGACTTTCTTTTTCATATTTAATATCTTGTTTAGACTCTTCAAACCTGAATTGTTTTTGTTTTAATATTGATAATGACTTATCAAGTAGTTCTGATTTTGTTGCTGTTGATTGATAGGCTCCAGATAAGAATCCGTATATACCTCCACTAGTTATAATCATAAGAACAAGACATGCAACACCTAAATAAAAACGCAAAACTTTATTTATAGTATCCCAATATTGATATAATAGTGATGCTACAACTAATTTTGCAAACTCAAGACTACCTGCCATAATAATAACCTGTAAGCTGGCTCCTGCAAATAACATACTCAGTCCGTATACCGAATAAAAAGCTGCAGAACCCGATACAGCTAATGCTGATAAGGCTATTATATATGGTAAAATTTTATCCTTCATGTTCTAAATTTATATTACTTTCTACTTTTTTTAGTAACTCCTTGATAATTACTAATTTTTCGACTACAAATTTTTCGTCAGCCTTTCTAGCTCTAACTACATTCTCTAGACTATATATTAATTGGCTTGCTCTTTCTAATAATGGTTGTACTTTTCTTTTTGTTTTCATATTTATTCTTTTATATAATTATAACTATACACTCTTTGTTAAAAATAGATAAGTGTGTATCTTATCGCCTTGTGGGCTGGTTTTACATCGTTCTTCTATAAATATATTGCCTCTAGATACTAAAAGGTTTTTTACAGAGTCTAACTTTTTAACGTCTCTACTACTGATAGCTAATTTGTCTCCTATCATTTGTATTGTTAAAAACTTTCCTGCTTCTAGCGGATAATATTTTATATTTCTAGTAGGATCTGTTTTTTCTCCTAATATTTGTAGTCTTTTTACAAATGATAAGACATTCTTAGGGCTAACTAACCTTTTATTTTCAACAAGTCTTGTCATGTAGTATTCTATTTCTGAATGGTGTAATGTACTCCACCATAAATCAAATGTATTAACATCACTATCAAATAATTCTCGTCTATCTTGTTTATCAACTAATAACCAAACTTGGTCAGATAATATATCAGCTTCGTTGTCTTCTACAAACTCTATATATTCGTTAGCTGCATCTGTTGATAGTGAGGAAAAGAAGTCAATAAACTCAGAAAATTTATCCATTACTGGATCTTCTTTAGTTATTTTAAACAGCTTTTTTGTTTGTAAAGGAGAAATACGAGATAAAAGGCTATCAAGTTCCATTTTACCGCCGATCTTCCAAAAGTCAGAACTTGGATCTAATATATCATCAATCAACCATGTCTTGTGTTCGTACATATTTTTCCTTTTTAATATTTCCACCTTCCCAACCCAGCTGAACTCTTTTAACTGTCTGTGACGTCTTCAGACGCAAACAACTCGAAGGAAGAATTCCTAACACCTTCATTTTATATTTTACCTCAAACCACCGAAGCTTTAACGACATGGCTTCTTTTTACCGTTCGCTCTGGGTACCTTATCAGGCAGCCATTGCTAGTTCAACTTGTTCGCCAGTTAATTGCGTTGACCTTCCTTTTACCCTTATCTCTTTGTCAAATTCCAATTCATCCCCATTATATCTATTTGAATATAATTCATTAGATATTGATCGTATTATATCTAATTGAATATAATTCTTTGTGGAGATGGAGGGAGTCGAACCCTCGTCCATAAGAGTAGCTAATAAAAGTACTAACAGTCATATATAAATATCGTAATCTTCATACATTATTCTATAATTTCAACATCTTTAATCGTTCTACATAGCATAAATTGGTCGTTTTGCCTTAATACATGGTCACAATTATGATGATTTCTCCATACAAGTAATATTTTCATATATGCTTCTTCATCATCGCGCAATATTCCGAACTTTCTAGGATTGCAATCTTGCATCTTAATAGTTCTAATTACATGATAAGCTTCATGTCCGTTGTAAAATATATTGTATGAGTTCATATTATAACCATTAGCCTGCGGGCCAGTTTATTTATTGTCTATAACCTATTTTATTTTAATAGTTTTTGGACGACTTTCAGGAGTAATAGGTACTGATATTGTTAGTAACCCATATTCCATCTTGGCGTCAATCTGTGTTAAATCAAACTTAGGACTAATTTTCCATCCTAGTTCGAACGATCTCTTTGCAATACCTTTATGTATATATTGTCCTGCATCGATTTCTGAATTATTTGAATCTATACTTGGTTTAGTATACGAAACTTTTAAACAGTTTCCATCTTCAACCTGAAGTTCGATATCTTTTTTCTCTAATCCTACAGCTGCTATTTCAAATACTAAGAATTCTTCCTTTAGAATAATATCTACAGGATGGTTAATCTTAGAATCTATATTACTCTGAAAAGCTGATGCTCTATCAAAGAAATTTTTAAATAATAAATCTGTTGGGAATAGTCTTGTGCCGAAAGGCGTGTCTACTTTTAGTGTTGTCATAATAATCTCCTTAAATGATTTTAAATTTGTTAAACATTAGTTTTAACTTATAACCGACTGACCCGCAGTACCAATCGTTATATAATATAAATATCAAGCTTTTACCTTTTTATTTACATTCTTAGTAGCTGAATTCTTAGTAGCTGAATTCTTAGATCTATTATTACGTTTATAGGTTCTCTTAGGCTTAGTTTCTCTAAGTGCCTGTTTGAGTAGATTGACTATCAGTCTCTTATCTAGTATAATAGATTTTAGTTCTTTAATTTGTTGGCCTAGCCAGTAGGTAGTACCTAAACTACCTACTACTATACCTATAATTCCTCCTGCTATTAACAGTTCATATTGAAATATTTCCATTTTTTCTCCTTACATGTTAGTTGCTACAACATTACCAGCATCGTCGTATGTTTTAAACTTAATGTTCTTAGGTGTACCTTCACCTTTATTTAACATTCCTAATCTTTGTGCTACTTTGTGGCGATGTTGCGCATCAAGTAATGTCTCGATAATACGATTTGATTCAGACCAAGTAATACCTATCTTTTTGTTATCAATTATAAGATAACCCATAAGTGGTTGTGTATCCTTTTCAATGTATGCTTGAGTATCAGCTAGTTCAAAGTTGATACCAGACCAAAGCTTTCCATATTTGTTTGGATTAAACTGTTTCTTTTGGTTGTGAATTGTTGGTTTTGTGTTTCTAAACTTATTCATTTTATTTTAGTAGTTAAGCTACAAGCTATTTATAATGCCTACTCTATGTCGGATTTTCAGCTTCCTCCGTTGTCCTATCCCTTATTTATTAGTTTCCGTAAGTGGTTTACTAACAAGGTTATTATTATATTAAGTAAACTAATTATTTTAGTTTTTAATAAAATATAACAAAAATTCTTGACAATAAAAAATTATTCTTTAGTTTTTTTCAACTTTTTTAATTCTTTTTTATTTTGTCTATAACTTTTAGCAGCTTCTAATAATACTGCACACTTTTCATATTCTTCACGATCTGGATGTTGAAAGTATTCAATCAACATCTTTAATATTCTTAAGGGTTTCTTAGACCCCTTGGTAATTAAAAATTCATATCCCATTTCATCAATACAGTCAAAAGCTTGTACAAAGGTGTCATATTGTACTCGTTCTACAAGTTCTTTAATAGGTTGATCTGACGAATTACCATGTTTGTCGAAATTAAAGTCTTCCATAATTTATATATATTTTAGTTAGTGTTTTTCTGTCTATTTTTAACATTTGTCCATGCCATGTATACTAGATATATGCAAATAGGCAGTATAAGTATTTCAGCCACAAAAAATAATAAAAATATTATTAGTTGAGCTACTGCGTATATTACAGGAAATATCAGTATAAATAGAAAGGTACCTAATATCATTGCAAGTATATTATATATTGTCTTCATATTTATAAATATCAGTTTATTTCAAGATTAGTTATTGTTCTAACGGTATTTCTTACCATAGTCCAGTCAAAGTGTTTTCCAAAGTGCATGAACGTTCCATCAAACTCAGTCTGACCTCTGTATGTTGAGTCATCTATTAAAATGTCTCCTATTAGAAAGTCTTTTCTATGTGTTAAGATTAATTTTCTTTTTAAAGCTGGAAAGTGTTCTTCAATCCAAAGTCTTTTGTGAGCCCAAGCTTGTGGATTTCTCCAAGGAGCCGTTGATGCAATGAAAACTTCATGTCCAAGCTCTAGGAATTCGCTAACAGCTTCTTTTGCACCATCAATAACTTCAAAGGTTGAAAAATCTAAAACCTCATCAGGCTTCCATCCTTTTGTTCCATAATCAGGATGTTTTAACATGGCTTTTTCAAAGTTAGCCAATACTCCATCCATATCGATAAATATTCTTAATTTATTTTTTTCCATAATAGTCTTCTTTTAATATACACATTTCGTCACCATTCTTATCAGCAACAATTAAACAAACCTCTCCTGTCATTTCACAGGTAAATTCTTTTATTATTTTCATTATTTATATACCTTTGTATTTTTCCAATTTCTAAATGCATACATAATTTCATCGTCGACAGTTTCATCATAGGTTGCCGTCTCGACAACAGGGTCAGGAAGTAAAGTATCTACAATTACTTTTAAGTTATATGCGTGCTTTGAACTTATTACTTTGCCATCATACTGGGTTTGTATATAGTTAAAACATTTTTCTTTATTATTAAAATCAAGTAGTTCACCTATTTTAGATAAGGCAGTTTGATAATCGTTATCAGTTGGTATTCTCCATACTTTAACTCTACCAATAACATTAGATTTTGAAGGACCACCACTACCACCTTTCATACCAGTCATAATGCCGAAGTTGTTTCGACGGGCTAGCTTATTTATTTTAGATGCAGAGGCCTTGTCCATAACTTGTATAGTGTTACCTGTTTTGTGATATGTAATATCAACACAACCAACTTGTTCAGTTGTTGAACAGTCAACACAAAATTTAGTATTTGGTAAGGCCTTTAAGCGTAATGGATTAATTTCGTTTTTACAAGATTTACAATTTAACATGGGCATCCTATCCAAATTGCAATGTAAAATAAACCGAAAATTGTAGTAAGGAGTAGCATTGAGCCTACAAACTCAATTGGATCTTCTTTTAAGAAGGTAATGATTTCTTGAAGCATTTGTTATTGTTTATTAGTTATTTATTTATAGTATAAATATAAACAAAATAGTTTAAACGGGAAAATCCTGGGTAACTATTTTATAAAAGTTATTAACAATTTATATGTTAATAATCAATTTTGCGTCACTAAAGCTATATAGGTCTGTGCCAACTGATTCTAAAAAGTCTATTTTATACTTAAATCGCTTGTTCATGGCATCTCTGACAATATATGAACCCGTCTTATGGCCTGCATATACATATACGGTATCTCCATATCTAATAGGTCCACCATTAAACCATAAAAGGTCTTGACTAACTGCAATCCATTTTAAATGGCTACAATCATAAATATCTGGTATTTTTGTCTGGTCGGCCGTAATATCTGGAGTATCATCACATTGACCTGGAACAGGATAATACATAGTTGCTGAGACATCTAGAGTATCACCACATTCCATATTAAATTCAAAATCATCAGGGTTTCGGCGCATATCTATAACACCACCCTTTTTATATCGTATACTATCCCAAGAACCATCTTCATATTCTAATCGTTCTAATTTCCAAATAATAGATTCCATAACCCCCATAATTGTATCAACGGATTTTTTAGTTTCAGATATTATAGTCCACATACTATCTTGATATTTTATATCTTCTTCTGTAGGTATCCAAATTGTGTCGTCTTCACACTGTTCATTCTTAGGTACAAGAATCGTTGCTCCATATATTCCAGCAAAAAACACAATTGCTGCAACTAGGAATACTGTAGTACTATTAAATGTTCTGTTCATAATTATTTGTTTTTATTGTTAGTATTTCCTCCATGTTCTAACCAAATGTTATATGCTATGCTTGCAAAATCTCTAGTTAATTGCTCTTGGAAGTTTGATAAGTAAGCCTTTAAGTTTATCAATCTTTTTTCGTCATTCTCTACTTTAAGAATTTTCTTGATTTCTAGTAATTGTTCTTTATTTAGATTTTCCATATTTTTCCTTTATAATTCTAAGTGCACCTTCATATTTTGTTGCCATATCTTTCCATTTCCACTCCGGCATCTTTGCCATTTTCTTTAGTTGGGTATGAAATTGTCGTTCTAATCCTAACCTTGTAATTTCAAGGTGTACTTCCATCAATGTATCTTCGGTTTGTTTACTCATATTATAAATATAATAAAAAATTTTGACATATAAAAATTATCTAAGCAATATTTACGCTTGCCTATTTAATATAGGATTACGTTGTTCTATCATGTATGCTTCAAACGCTCTAGCTAGCCTTTTGTCGATTCGAATAGCTCTACAGTATACGGTACCCTCACCATTCCAATGTTTTTGCCACTCTTTCTCACTGCTTGATATTTTTCCTCTTCCAAGTAACTTATCGCCGTGGTTACCAAGCCTATTTGCACAAGAAGTACCTACATCTCCTTCAGCTTTGTGTGTAGAATCTCCGCTTTGGCCACCGTAAATATAATGTTCTAACCTCTTTTTTTCAAATTTATTATTGTTGATGGAAAAGGTCGCTACCTCATAAAATCCATAAAAGTTAAATATCTTATTTAGGTGTGAAGAAGAGAGGTCCTTTGTATTTGCAGCATCAGACTTTTCTAGTATTGGATGCCAAGGTCGGTCTTCTAGTTTATTCTTTAACTCTTCGAAGGTTGAGTTCATTTCTTCGACAATCTTTACAGAATTCAAATAGCTTAATGTATTTTCAACTGAATGGTCGGAACATTTATAATTTTCATGTAGTTGTTCTAGGTCTTTGCTCATAATTTTAATTGTTGATTAATATATCTAATGTTAATACGTAAGTAATTGCAGCTGCTATCATCCAAGTAATTGCAAAGGCAACCTTTAAACTGTGTTTTAATTTTCTCATTATTTTCTATGTATTAAGTAGTCCCATAATTCACCACAGTCATCATCTTCATCCACGAGATTTTCTGAAGCTTGCATGTGGTTAGGTAATAATGAATTTAATTTTTCCAAATCAACCTGCTTCCAATAACCGAAGCGTAGTGTAATTGAACCCATAGGATTACTAAATACACTACCAACCTCCATTGGGCCGAAAGCTTTATCTATTTGTTTTAGTATTGAAAATTCTATTCTCATATTATTGTATATTTTTAAATTAAATTTCTTTTCTTTGCATCCTCAATAGATAAGTACTCTATCTCGTCTGGCCATATTACCTCTACATGGTCTTTGTATATTTTAATTTTTGGTCCCATATTATTGTATATTTTCTGATTCGTTAGCCATTGCCATATCTAGTTCTAAAGAACAAGGTATCTCTCCTTCTTCTTCCATAACCTGTATTTCGGTCATATATGATAAAGCTTCTTGAGGAGTTATGTGTAAGTTTTGAGGATTGTTTTGTCTTCTTACCTCAGTATGAACAACTACTTCTTGGTACATTTCAACATCTGAGGTTTTGATTAAGGTACCTTGTTCATCAAGGTGTGATTTGAAGATTAGTACTTCTCCAACCTGTACTAGGTCTGTTAACTCTTTTTTTGTTAACTTAAAGAAGTTATCATACTTGTGATCTGTGTGAATGTGATATTCAGTAACTGAATGTGATTGAGTTGATCTTGCTTGTAGATTTAATTTTGGCATTTTTTAATTTTTTTTAGTTAGTTATTAGCTGTTATTTATAGTATAAATATAATCAATTTTGTTGACCCAGAAAAATCCTGGGTAATTATTTTCAAAAAGTTATTAACAATTTTGTAAGTGAGGAAAAACATCGTAATTTTCATTTCCATCATAATCACATTTTTGCCATTCGAATCCAACCATCATAAATTTAATTTTAGGTACCATAGCTTTGAAACATAAGTAAGAATAAACTTCATGTAACTGCCAGTTGGCCATGTGTTCTAATTCATTACAAAAATCTTTGCTAACATCAGTAATGGTATAACCATCTCCATAACCTACGGCACATACATATGACTGCAGTAATACAATAGTGTCTGATGTTCCTGTTGGCCAATCGTCTTCGCCATTAAATTTAATAAGTTGGTCAGCCCAAGCATTAGCGATTGCTATCTTCATTGTTTTAGCAACATTGTCGTTGTGAGCATACATTTCTTTTGAATGTGGCTTTGTGATTTCGATTCCATATTGGAAGGTTGGTGATTTTTTTAATTTTGGCATAGTGTAATTGTTTTTATTTATAGTATAAATATAACCAAAATAGTTGACACTAAAAAACCCTGGCTCGTTATTTTCAAAAAAGTTATTAACAATTTTTTTAGCAATATTTAGAAGTTCTCGATATTTATAGTTATAACAGATAGAGAAAAGCCATGAAAAAACTACTCCTAATCGTTATGCTATCGTTATTATCAATAAAGTCTTCTTATTCACAATCATATAAAATACCTCCTTTCGAGAGAGGTGGTGATAAAATCTTACACTTCACGTGCAGCTATATTATACAGTACAATTCTTATAAGTGGTTCGAACCAAGGTATGGTGCTAAAAAAGCCAAACTATATAGTACCTTGTTAACATTAGGCATAGGAGCTGGTAAGGAATTCATCGACCAAAGATACCGCAACGGTTGGGAATTAGGTGATATGTATGCAAACACTGCTGCAGTCGTATTATTCAGAATAGAAATAGGTAAATGATTAGAATAATATTACCCTTCTTATTACTATTATCTTGCCAAAAAGAGGTTGATGACCTAGGATTCAGAAGTTATACTATACCAGAAGGCAAACATAGATCTGGTTCTTACTTTAACCATCCTACAAATTCTAAAATTAGCTTTGACTTCATGCTAGATGAGTCTGCAGAGTATATATCTGAGGTACCAAGAAATCAAACCGACATTAACAAGATATATGGTTTTAGTGACTTTGGTAAATCTCATTTAAAGTATTCTATAAGACTAGGATGGCGATATATTCCTGATTCAGATAATATAGAACTTTGTTGGTTGCGACACGAAGATGGTGTACATAAAGGTGAAACAATAAGAAACATAGAACCAAATGAAATATACCGTGCAACAATAAACATAGAAACATTTTGGTACGTTATAGTTATTGACAACGATACCACTAGAGTTATACGTAGACCTGAAGGTAATTGGGGACTAATTAGGAGATATTATTTATATCCATATTTTGGAGGCAATGAATTTGCTCCTCATGATGTAACAGTAAAAATAAAGGATTTAAACTCCTAATACAAATACTATTACCATAATCATAATATATAATAAGCTTGATATGTCAGTTTTTTGTTTCATACACTAATAAATATGTTACATATACTTGGATGATGTCACGGAATATTATCATATTGTAAACAAAATGTTAATCCCACTCCTGTGGCATTTGATCTCTATTCTCTACACCACATAATATAGCGGAGTACACATCACAATGGTAGTTGATAATCTCTTCCGACATATTCACCATACAGGTGTTTCCCATCATAGCATCATTATATTTCTCCATGTTACAATCTGGATAATCTTTGAGTACATCTTGTATCTCAGCTTCTATGAGTCCGAATTCACTCTTTGATTTGTAGTTGTATACTCTTTCATATAATAGGTTTTTTTCTTTTGTAGTCATTTTATTTTTCCCTTGTCTGTACGGGCAGTTCTTGCAGCCATTTTCACAGCAAAAACCTCTATCTAGTAGAAATTGCCTGCTTAGTGGTTTAATATCGCCTTTTTTTACTATTACTCTTCTCTAGTTGGTCAAGTAGCATACCACAAATCTCTTGTGATATCATGTCTTTGTAATATAGGTCGTATATTAGTCTTCTCATTATTTATCTTTACAGCAATCAGTTGCCTTTTCAAGTTCAGAAGGTGTCAGTGTAGACTTAACAGTACCGCATCCAAATAGTACTAGCATAATAACTATAGCTATCATGCCCAATAAGGCGATCGCAGAACCTCTTGCTGAACTTGAATATTGTGATGGCGACCTTCCTTGCCATTCATTAGAGTCCCATTCTTTAGTTCTTCCTTCGAGTATGTTTAGTTTATTTTTTTTCATTGTTCTTTTCTTTTTCCATTAATATATAGTGATTCCATGCCGTTACTAAATTGTCCGGCAAACTCCTTTCAGAATCAAGTTTTGGGTAATCTGGCGTAACTAACGGAGATCCCCAAATAAACGATCCGCCAGCCGTTGACGGTTGTAAACCGTGTATTTTTAACATATATATGAAGTTATCAAAGTCAAATAAACCTCTATATACATATTGGTGTCCCATTCGCCAATTAGGATTACTAATAAAGTATCTAGAATCATCATGCATAAGCTTATGTATAGTTTGAAGTACTATAGAAGGGTTAAGTACATGTTCTAAAAAGTCATTTGTTATAACTAAGTCATATGAGTCAAGTAAACCATCAGTATTAAATTCAACAGAGAGATCTTTAACAAACATTTCACCATTAAAATTATTATCGTCAAAATATTGCTTAGCAAACTTTTTGTCAATTAGATGGTAGTCTATATTGGGATGAGACTCAAGAACCATTTGCGATAATAAACCAGGCCCAGGACCTAACTCTAAGATACTATTGATAGCTGGTGTTTCCGTAGACTTGATGATATGAGATATTAAACCAGCCTCCCACTTGTATCTATTCATCCAGCCGTTTTCTTTAAGCCTTCCTATTGATGATTCGTCCCACTCATTTTCATGAAGAGTGTCAAAATCACTAAGGCCAAAAATATCATCATTATTATGTCTACTTGTCCAAAATTTTTCCATTATTATTCTCCTTTATATACATGTTTATACCACCAGGCCGATACACCTATTAACACCAATACCGAGCCAAACGTATACAATAAGAACCATGGAGATGTTGTATCTGTGATGATGGCAGGTGTACCCATTAGCAATAGCCAAGCTATAAATATTAATCCGGTATTTGTCTCTAGCTTTCTCTCAACCTTAACTGTAAGTTCTCGCTTAATAAGTCTACTCAAGGCATCTTGCATATCCTTGCCGTAAACAGGTTGCTTGTGAATAGTACCGTCCTTCTCTCCAACAGTTACTATATACTTACAGTATCCAGTGTGACTCTCAGATTTCTTAATCAGTCGACAGTCTAGTGCTCTTCTTCTATCGTATTTTTGCATATTCATTTTTATTTATAATATAATCAATTTATTTGACGTGGTAAAACATTTATTAACTTATTTGGAGGCGGAACGGAAACACAAGAGATTCCCCCCATTTCCCCGAGACGTCCCCCATACCAGGT